TTTTTCCATGCGTTCTCTCTTATCACCTTCTGCCATTTCCTTCGTTCCTCCCTGTAATCTTTTTCTGTCCAATTCCTTGTCACCTTGTCCCGTTCTTCTGGCGACAACTCTGCCAATGCTTCTCCGTTCCCACAACATGCCCTATCTAGGAGCATGAGATGCTCGTAGGCTTCCATCCCGTATCTGTCCTTCAATCCTTCGAACCACATCTTTCTGTTGCCGTTCAATATCCTGTTGCAGTACTGGCACTGAGCATGGATGTTCTCTCGGAAAAGGGCAAGTCTGCTGTTCGCTCCCTTGGAGAAGCCATGCCCTCCGTCCATATCCGAGATGAACCCCCTCTTTCCACAGGAGATGCAGGTGCAGAATCCTCTGCTGTCTGCCTCCTCGTAGACTACTGCCCTCTGTAGGGTTTCAAGATATTTCTGCCTCTCATCCTTGCGCTTCACTCTGTAGCCTCCTCTCCCATGACTTGACTATCTTATCGAGCACCTCCTCGCTCAAGTCCTCTAGGTCGCTGACCTTGTAGAAGGCAAGAACCTTTTCGACATCACCTCCGAGGTCGTAAATCCTCCCTATCAGCTCGTTCTTCCTGTCCTCCTTGCTGACTACTCGATAGGTCTGCTTCTCCTGTGTCTTCTCCTGTTTGATCTCGGGATAGACCACTTCCCATTTGCCGTTTCTCTTGCCTGTAATCTCAAGCTCGGAGATTCTGTCGTTCTCATCGTAGCCAATCTTCGACACCGACAGGGAGTACGGGTCAACATCCGAACTGAGCCAAATCTTCGGTGCTGTATACAGTTCTCTTCCAATGCCCCACTGGAATCCAGCTCTCTTGAATGCGTCAGAAGCTTCGCCCTTCTCGGCCTCGATATTCGACTCTGAACCACAGTCTGACTTGCTCACCCAATCATATCTGCCCTCGTCCCAGTTGACTCTTACGGAGATGGTGCAGAAGTCCTTCCCCTTCACCTCGTAGTGCGAGGACTGCCAGTTCTCAGACCCGAATATTTCGTCCAGAATATCCATGTCCGTTCGACTCGTCTTGTACAGGAGGACTGAGTACCATTCTCTGTCCTTGCTCTTCTGACCGACCCTGCATTCGATCTCATCAGCCCTCAAAAGCCTCTTGTTACCGTCTCTGTCCTTAATCATTGTTCTGTCTCCTTAACCATTCTATATTCTTGATGTAGTCCATCACCCTGTCAGACATTTCGTCTGAAATTTTCCTTTTCTTATCGGCAACTTCCTGTAGTGTTGCCAGCTCCTCGGGAGGTGCATTGTTCTTTGTTGCAGTCCAGAGAATGTCCCATGCTTCTCGGGCATCTGCCATCGCCTTTTCACAGGCCTCAAGCATTTCGAAGATGTTCATTCATCGCCTCCTCTTTCCATGCCTCACGGGCTTGCTCGGTCTCGTTCCACAGCCTTCTTTCCTCTGCGATGAGAACGGGACTCTGCATTCCGTTCTCCATCAGTGCATCGTAGGCCTTGCACCACAGGTCAAGGACTCTCATGTATTCGTTGAACTTGTCAGTTCTCATCTCTCTCTCCTCTGGTGGGCCTCAGCGACCCACCCTTCCATATGCCTTCAGAATGTTGCTGAACTCAGCTTCGTCAATTGCGATCCAATCCACATCCTCGTCATCGCACATCTGAATCAAGCCCTTCTTCACGAGAGAACCGAAGATTCCTCTGACTGCCTGCTTTTCCATTCCACAGCCGTAGTCTCTTACATCTGCGAATGCCCAGTATGTGCACCCTTCAAGGTTCTGCTCTTCCCATCTCTTGTCAAGGTCTATCTCGCAACAATTGAAGTTGGAGCTCTTGAGAATCTTGTCCATTACCATCTTCTCCTTGATGGTAAGTGTGATGCTCTCTGCAACTGGCTCGTCTTCGACCTCGGCCTTCTGCTCTGCCTTGCTCCACATCTCGATGACTGCATCTCTGGAGGCCTCGGCATCTTCCTTGGACAACTCGTAGATGGTCATGTCCTCGCTGAAGGCTCCGTTCTCGTAGACTTTGATGACCCATTCTCCGAACTCGTTCTTGCGAGTCTTTCCGAATGCGATTTCCTTGCCATTGTGGTTGACCTTCATCATCTTCTCTGTATTAACTCTCATTTCAATCTCCTTTGGGTCTCGCCCTTACTTTGTATATATATATTACCCTATTCTGTTAAATTTGTAAATACTAATAATAAATTTTATGTGTTATTGGGACAAAAAAAGGCCTCCCCTACAGAAAAACCTATCCAACAAAACTGTAAGGGAGGCTAAAGCATTCGCAATGCAACTTCAGTGTAGCATTGAACTCATCATGGTGCAACAGTAGGCGAACCGTTGAACTCAAGTGTGAAGCTGATATCACTGCCATTCTCGGTCACTCCCGACATCTCCTGTACATCGCAGATGGTCACAGCCACATCGTACTGGGAGAAGACTGTTGAGGTGTTCTCGGGGTCAAGGACTGTGACCTTGATATCGGTCTTCCTTGCCGAACCCAGCGAGAACTTCTTACCGAAGATGTAGTCCTGTGCTGTATCACCCTTGAGCCTGTTGCCCGTGAAGGTAATAGCTGGATGCATTGCAGTCACCTCAGTCTGTCCAAAGCCCTTGTTGATGAGGTAATACATCTGCTGTTTGACCTCATTGAGTGCCTCGGAAACGTTGGTGATTCCGTCTCCAATCACTGCGTATGTTCCCTGGGTTGCTTCGGGAGTGGTGTTGATTTCCACCTTCACACCGTACATAACAAGGAACTTTCCTGTTGATAAATTAGGCATTTCGTTAATCCTCCGACTTTCGTCTGTCGTATACAAGCACCTCGATGCTTGAGCCATAGAGATATTCTTCGCCATCTGTCTGACCAAGGTATGCTGGCTCGTTCAAGGTGCGTATCGTAGCAATCTGAAAAGATGATGTACTGCCGTACTCCCTTCTCTTGGTGAGTACAGCATGAACAGCTTCAAGCAATTCAAGGGTTTCCTGTTGTGGCCCCTTCGCGTTGATGACATAGGTCTCTCTGATAGCACCCGTGCGCACTGAGTAGCCCTGCACTGAACCACTCGACTGTTGAATGGCAAGATTCCCTCCGACTGGGATTGCTCCCACCTTCGGATTGAACCCGTTGCTCCCCAGCATGTCGCATATCCAGTCAATAACCTCTCTCATAGCGCCTCCTTCAGCTTCCTCAGAACAAGCTCCACCCAGTCAGCCCCGTATCTTGATCGTGCGACTTCAACCCATTGCAGACTTGCGTTCGGGTTTCGGTCTGTCGATGGATGACCTGTGAAGTAGACACGCTTGGCGTAGGGTTCATCCCAGCCAATAATGCCTCTTGGCAGGTCGCTTCCTCGGACGCTTGACCTTCTGAGTTCGCCTGTATCCTCTCGGACGAAGATGTTGCTGTCATTCAGAATCTGCTGAGAGACTTCGAATCTTGCCTGTAAGGAGACTTCTCCGAGCTTCTCTGCAAACTCCTCGACCCTGTTCTGTAGCTTAATCATTTCAGTACATCCCTACTTCCACATGATGAAGATGCCCCTCGTCATCGGGCAAGAGGTCGATGCTGTAGACTGTGTACTCCCTGCCCCCATAGACCACCTTGAGCTGTCCATCCTCTAGCGCCGAACTGTGGAAAAGCGTCTGCCAGTCCACACTCGGAGTTGAAAGCCGACAGTCGAAGAACAGGATAGCATTGAGCCTTATCTCCTTGTCATCCTTGGTCTTGATGTACTCATGCACTGGCTGAACATGTACCCTGCTCAGAGAAGTGTCCGTATAGGCAGGGCTTCCCCACCTGTCCGTGTCCACCACCGTTCTGAGCACAGCATCATGAGTCAGAATGCACTTGGGAATAGTCTTCAACATACACCCACCACCCTTAGAAGAAGGCCAGCCCTCTCAAGGTATCCAATCGCTCTTGGACTGATGAAGGTCTTCTCGCCTTCAGACTGTCCCGAAGTGACCGATACCTTGCCGACTGTGAATCCCTTCTCGCTCTCTGAGAATCCGACCTCGGTAGTATAGTTGTCATAATACTCAATCTGAGCACAGATAGCCTTTTTTACCAAAGTCTGAATATCTGAATCGAGCGAGTCGAAGTTGTCCAGCTGGCCTCTCGTCAAGTCGTTGAGAGCATCCTCGGAGCGCATTTCAAGGCGAGGGAAGTCGCTTTCGGCAACGCCCTCTCCAAGATATGTGCCCGTGAAGTATGCGTAGTCAACAAGCATCATGAACTCAGTTGTCAGCCTTCACGTTGACCCAGATTCCATCGACCTTGTTATCTGGGATGATGAGGCCGTGATAAGCACGGAACATGATAATCCAGCAGTCGCCAGCCTGGTTCACATCTGGGTCGATGACCTTCTCGACTCTCGGATAAGCGAGAGCGATACAAGCATCACCTGCGATGATGAGCCAGTTGATGTCCTTCGCAGTGGATGCTGGGACAACTCCACCGTCTTCCTGTCCTGTGGTAGTGCCATCGTAGGCAGTGAAGGCGCTCTTCATGTAGGAAGAAGGGCAACCAATGAGGTACTGGTCGTTGATGGCATCCATCTGAAGATTGACGGAACGGATTTCGAAGTCCCTTACGGACAGATACTTGACTATCTCGGAAGATGCCATGATCTGTGACTTGACGGTCTGAGAGACTGGGATGTAGAGCTGGACATCCTCGCCAATCTTGTCCTGTACTGATGCAATATCTGCAAGCAGGGAAGCAAGAGGATTGGTAAGGCCACTAGCACCACCGTAGGTCACATTGCCAGCAGTAATTGCCTTGGTAGCCACAGTGGAGAGTCTGAGCTTGTCGATTTCGGGAACGACCTTCTGCTTGAGGAATGTCGACAGGATGTTGCCGACTGTCAGAGCGAAGTTGGTCTCATTGACGGCATACCTTGGGATGCTGAACTTCCTACCTCTGTCCCACTGAAGAGTGAATGGCTCGTACTCAAAGGTATACTCACCATCTGGAACGGTGCATCCAGCTACAGTTCCGAGGCCCTGCATTGTAAGCTTAGGGACATTAACAGTTTTGCCCCCCTGCCATACGATGCCCATTGCATTCTGCTCCATGAAGTTTGTTCTTGGCAGAATTGCGTACTTTTCATCAAGTACCTGGTTGAAAACCTGTGCGTAGTTAATTGTGTTTGGCATGTTTAATCACCTTTTGAAGGCACTTTCAAAGGCCTTCTTGAACTTTTCAGCCTCGCTCTCTCCCCCCTCGCCTTGAGTCTTGAAGTTCCCTCCCAGCGCTGGTTTCTTGAGCGGTTCTGTCTTCTGCTCGTCATCAAAGAACTCGGAATATTCTTCCTTGATTGCCTTGATACCCTCGTCAAATGGTACATCCGTTGAAAGCTTTGATTTCACGAAGTCCCTGTACTTGTCCTTTACCTTGGCGCTCTTGAGATTGATATCCAGCTGTAAGTCGCTGTACTTCTTCTCAAGTGCCTTGTAGGCCTCGGAGTCCTCTACCTTTACAGGCTTGTGCTCCTCCTCCCACTGCTTGGCGAAGTCTTCAAGTGCCTTCTTCCTGTCCTCTTCTGCCTGTGCCTTGGTAGTCATACCCTCCATGACCTTGCCATGTTCTGCCATGATCTTTTCGATACTCTCGTCCTCAAGTCCAAGCTCTTTCAGCATCCTTCTTGTAAGTGCCATTTTTCCTTCCTTTTACGCCCCATGGCGATTGCTTTCTTTTTCGATGTAAACTCATCGCTGATATAATTCTATCTTATATTTCCCGAGCAATCAATAAATCTTCGTTCTTGACCATCTCGGAGTCCTTCCAGTCTCGGAACAGAAGGCTCGATACTCGTCCTTCGCCTTGTTGGCCTGTCCCTTTGCAATATCACTAAAGTTCTTATACCCAGCTTCCTTTAGATTCTCGGCCTCTCTCTCTGCCCTGCGAATCTTCCTTTCGATTGCTCTCTGTTGCTGGCTTCTCTCGTAGGTCTTACGGTTCTCTGCAAGCTCCTCTTCGGTCAATGGCTTTCTTCGGTTAAAGAACCCCTCCGAAACATAGATTCTGTCGTGCCCACAGTTGATGCCGAAAAGCCCATCGGGCTCACCGTAGGAGGTGTTCTCGATAGGCTCATACTCGTGTTCTTCTCCATGCGCATCCGTGATTGTCCCGTAGGTCTGATTGTCCGAAAAGAAGCGACCTTGATATGGAGCACACTTCGGTCTTGCCCCTGCGTGTGAAGATACCTGGAATACATGTTGGTTGAAGTCGTTGGCCTGTGCCTCAACTGCTTTTCGTGCAACATTCGCCGAAGTAGTCCTCATGTCCATCGAGACATAGCCCTCGGGACTCCAATTTCTGCCAGCTCGGTCTTGGAATGCTGTTATCCCTTCCCTCGACATCTGCTTGATTGCACTTGCAACCGATTCTTCAAAGGTGGAAGTTCCTGTGACAAGGCCTACAGCCTTCTCGCTCATTATCCTGTTTCTTTCGTTGGTCAGCATGTTGACAAACTGATTGAACGTTGTCTGAGTACCAGATAGCATGACCGTGCCGACAAGGTTCAGATTCTCGGTAGCCTGTGACTGTAGCACCTGTACAGCTCGGAATATCCCATCGGTCATGCCACCGTCTAGCCCGTCCTTTGCTATGGCTTCTCTGGCTATCTCAAGTAGGATTTTCGGTAGCTGGTCCCTTGCCTTCTTGGAGGTCTGCGCTATCTCGGCAACTGCCTTCTTGGTAAGCCCTCCAAGGTCTCTTAGCTTGGCCATATCCCATTCAAGACGCTCACCCGTAAGGTCTGCGCCTCTCTTGGCCTGTTTGATAATCAACCGAAGGAGATTGTTCTCGCACCTTTCGTACAGTTCTACAATCTCCCACGATAGTTCATCTATAAGTTCTCTGCTTATCATGGCATCAAGCTTGTAAGATAGGCACTGACTACAGGAGACAGAGCCGAGATTACGGTCACGATTGTAAGGAGACGGTTCAAGGACTTGTCCCTCGCTTCCTGTTCTGCCCTTACGGTTGCCATGAACTCTGCGAAGTTCTCAATCCTCTCTCCGTGCGAGTCAACCGTGTCCTTCAGATGCTGAATCTCACTTGAGTGTCTTTCCACGCTCAACGATATCTTTTCGACCTTATCTTCCAGCTCCATCATTCAACCCCCGTCCAGTCTATGTTGAGAGTCCTTGGAGTACTTGCTTCCTGTTTGAGAAGCTCAAGTTCTGCATCTGCCTTTTCCGTGGTATATCCATAGTATTCTGTTAGGTATGTCTTCTTGGAGATGAGTCCGTTCTGCAACAGGGTAAGCCCTTCGGCAAGGTCTGCCGACCTATCCTGTATGATTGAGTCATCGAAAGTGACATTCACCTCGTAGCCTCTATCAATAAGGTCTGCGATCCTGTAGTCCACACCCTCGTGGACGAAGTGGACATCGTAGGCATAGGAAACATCGAGGATTTCATCGACAAGTTCTCTAATGCTCTGAGCAATCGGCCTCTGCATCAGCTTCACCGTTCTGAATGTCTTGGAGTTCTCGCTTATTACCTCGGTCGCTGTCTTCATTCCCTTTGCCATGTCGAAGGAAAGAGCACCCTCGGAGAGTCCTATCTGCAAGGACAGGATGTTAAGAAGACCATTGATGGCTCTTATATGCTCGTCTATTCTGAGGGAGACTGTATTGTCCTGTATCTTGAGCTGTTCGGCAGAATCGACATTCAGAGCTTCAAAGACCTCATCGTCCGAGTCGAAATACCTCTGAGGCCTTCCCTGTGCGTCCCTAACATATCTTACTGCACTTGCTGGTACGATTATCCTCTTCCTTCCAAGCTTCATCTCCATAATGAGCGAATCGAAGGCGATATCGAGTGCTCTGATCGTGTCCATCGCATTGGCGAAGACCGACATGCCCAGAGGCGAGTTATCGTCAAGGTTGTTGGCAATGGAAGTTCGGAAGTATGTGAAAAGGCCATACTTGAGATTGTAGAATGGAACACTGTCGGGAAGAGTCCACAGCTCGCACATCGGGCTTCTTATTCCGAGGATATCCTGTGATGTGTTCTGCGTCTTGTAATATTCATTGGAGACAACATACTCCTCGCCGTTCCATCGGTGGTATTCAAGCCTCGTCCAATACCAGCCCTTCGATGCCTTCTTCTCGATGAAGACTCCTTCCGTAACTCTTGCATTATCCCATTTGAGAGGGACGAACTTATCTGCCATGCCATAGCTGAGACAGACATGTCCGTCAATTACGTTGCCTTCCTCGTCCTTCTCGCCATCGACATAAGCCCTTATCGTAGCTCCACCGAGAGCGATGCACTCTTCCACAAGCTGGCGCATCTTGCTGTCGAAGTTGTTGGTTTTGAGAACATAGTCGACATAGGCCTGTAATGGGTCATCCTCTGAGTCATTGTTCTTGAGACTGACAACGACCTTTGAACCCTCGGCCCAAACAAGGTTTGCAAGCTCTGAACTGAGAGCCTTTGCCATGTTCATACGGAAGCTTCTGCGCTTTCTGAAAGGATTCGAAATGGTCGGTGCCTTGATCTCGTGCCAATCGGACTTGTACCCCCTGTAGACAAGCTTCCAGGGATAGATTCCCAAGTCATAGAACTCCGAGAAGCTCGGGACGTCCTTTATATCGAAAATGCGCTTAGTTTCTCGCTGAATCAATGGCATATACATATCCTCCTACACATCCAATTACGAACCCTGCCAGTCCAGCCCTTATTGCTGTTCTTATAATTCTACTCTTCATTTCGCTTTCTGATTTCTTCAAGCAATCCGAAGCATTCATCAATTCTTGCTCTAGCCTCTTCAATTCCTGTGTCTGTTCGCTCAACGATATCTTCAAGGTCGTTATTTCGTTCTGTGACCTTGCCAACGACTCGTCTGCTGTTCTCAATGTGCTCTCCAGCTTTGCCAGTTCGCTTTCCGTGATTTCTAAGGAGAACGAAGGCACACAGGCCAAGAACAAGACAAGTAATCCAAGGAAGAATTTTTTCGACAAATTCAATTATTCTCATCCTTCAGCTTCTCTTTTGCCCACTCGATAAGCTTCTTGTTCTCTTCTGTCTGAAAGATGCTGAGCCTGTCCATCACGGCAAGAATCTTCCTCACGAAAGAGTCATCCTTCGTTCCTTTGGTTAGTCCGACAATTCCACTCGCTACGAAGACCACACCCCCGAAGATAGCAAGCAGGGTCTTTCCGTTCTCAACAATAAATCTGATGATATCCATATTCTCCTCCTATTCTACACGATACAGCCACAGGGAGCATGTTATTCCAGCATAGGGACAGTCATAGTCACTGGAGTCCTGCATTCCTGTTATTCCCAGTGTTCCAAGAGTAGCCCCTCCGTTGACATTGATTCGTCCACTGGCAGTTGACTCATAGTTGCTTATGTCGGTTGCGAAGGTTATCGGGTTGTTGGTCGTGAACATCCCTCTCGCCTTGTCCTTGTATCCTCCGTAGTCTTCCTTGATGATGTGAAGGAGTGCTTCCTCGGAGAAGGTAGCAGTCTCGACTGTCGGTGTGTATGTTGGAGAATACAGAGAGAGAAGCACTATCCTCTCTCGTTCTGTTGCCCTGTTCCTCCATGCGCCACTTCTTCTTGTCCATCTTCCTATGTAGACTCCTGTCGAAGGAACCTTGACCGTCAGAGTCCTAACTGTTGTGTAATCGGGATCCTCCTTCCTTCTTGCAAACCTGTACTTGAGCAGTTCTCCGACTGCCATATCTGGAAGCGTCAGAGTCTCATCTCCACTCATTGCCGATGGTCCCGACTGTGCCTCAGTAGCTACGAGAATAGTCGATTCCTCGAAGGCAGAAAGGTCGTTGATTGCAAGGTTGCCTCTGTAGATATCCCAATCGAACAGGAAGACGGGAGCGCTGAGTGTCCTGTCGTTAATGGTGCTTGAAAGATTGACCTTGTTGTTGAACTCGGATTCAATCCTCCCTTCAAGGTCGTTGAGATTGTCAGCTGAAATGACATCTCCCTCCTGTGTTACCGTGTCGGGTGAATTGACAAGCGCCTGTTTCCCGTCTGCGTCCTTTGCTCCGATGATGAACTTATTTAGGCCTGTACCGATTCTTGCTAGCCAAGTGCGTCTGTTGAACATCTTCAAATCTCCACAATATCGCTTCTAATGAATGTGACCTCCTGTGATGAGGTCTTCTCAATGTCTATGTTGATTCTGCTCATCAAGGTGCCACTATCTGCTGTTGCCGTAGCATCTCCGATGAACACTCCTATCTCCCTCAGATGCGCATTGGCCTGTGATACAAGAAGCACCCATGTTGTCTGCAGGGTGTTCCCCTGGATTGTCTGATAGGTAGGTACGCTTCTGAAAATCTCCGTTTCCAAGGCCGTGTCCGAGATCGTGGCAGGGGTCGAGCCTGTGCCGACTGCAAGATACTTGATTTCCAGCGAGACAGTTGTATCTCCCTTGAGCTTGCCGAGGATATTCTGCCTGTAGGCCTCTGTCAGCTTGTTGTCGAGTTCGATGACCCTTGCAAGCTTCCCTGCTTCCCTTATCTCTATGCGCCAATGCCCTTTCAACTTGGTTATGTTCTTCATGGCTACATTATACTCCTAATCAGACTCCGTGTATCAAGTTCGGAACAATCGTTCCAAGACACTGGGCAATCTGTCCGTTCTCCATTCTTTCAGCGACCCAAAGACCAAGCGCAGAAGACACCTCGACCGACTCTTTCAGCGTGGTCTTTTCCTTCAACTGATTGACAGCAATTATCGTCTCGTCTGCCCTTACCGAAAGTTTGACAACATCCCTGTAGAGCGAGGAGATTATCTCGCCGTAGGACTGAATGAAGTTTCGGTCGGTGAACGTAAGATTGAAGAAAAGGCTTCCATCCTCTGCAAGATTCTCCTGGGATATTGTCTTCTCCGTCAGAACAAAATCTCCGACTAAATCTATTTCGGGAAGATTGAAAGTCCACTGAGTATAGAGGTCGAAGTCGCTTGCAAGGAACCCATGTTCCAATGCAAAAGACAGGGATGCATTGCACTTGACCGTCCTCTGCTGGTCTCCGTGAAGCGACAGGAGGGACAGCGCCTTGCTCTCTGCATCGGCCTTGGTTATTATCGTTCCGTCCACAAGAACGTTGTCGATTATGCCACTGAGTCCCGTTCTCTCCTTCAGCTCTGCGACCTTGCTTGAGTCCCTTATCTCGTACCTTATGGGAGCAAGTCCTGTGTATTCGATGCTCACCACATCGCCCACGTTAAGGACAAGTGACCCTGTGTATCTAGGGTTCTTCTGAATCTGTGAAGAGTCATAGGCCCACAGGAACAGAACTCCTTCCCGTTCCTCGTCAATGCCCTTGACTCCGATTGCCTCAGATGGGACTTCCGTTGAGTTGATGAATATCCTCGGCTGGGTCACCAGAGGGAAGCTCGTGAAGAATCCCGTCCAATCCTCCGTGACGGTCGATTGTTCCGTCTGTGTGTCGGTCGTGATGAAAGCTCCGTCTATTATCTGGTTGGTTCTGAGGTCCCTGTCCGACATCGAGGTCTGCAACCCTGCGACAACTGCCGTATCTCTGTTGATTTCGTGCGAACATGAAGGGAAGTCCTCAAGTGCTACAAAGTTGAACACTCTCTCGTTGGTGACCTGCCATGCTCCGTTGATGTACCCTGCAAGCTCGTTCAGCACCTTCAGAAGGTTCATGTTCTTGCAGTTGTAGACTTCGAAGACAGGCGATGGGATATCCGAGATTGTTCCGAGGCTGATTCCCTCGTCTGCGATGTAGACGGAGTACAGGGTCTGCACGATCTCGGTTATCGTCTTGTTGACAAAGGACTGATTGACAATCCTACGTGCAAGGATGCTGTTCCCGTTGGTGCAGTTCAGAGTGTAGATTTTCGGCTGAAAGAAGCTGGAAAAAGACTGGCTCTTGGGGACTCCCACAAGGCCGAAGAACACCACATTGTCGCTGTCATCCTTCATCTCGATGACATCACCCGATACAGGAGGAAGCTCCCCTGCTCCCACTACCAGCTGGACAGTGCTTGAAGTTGGGTTGCCTATCTTCTCCGAGAACTTCCAGCCACTGAGGCCCCCTGTCTTCTCTTCTCCGTTGATGAATATCTTCATTCTTCACCTCATGACGAACTGGCTTGCGTTGTCGATGTTCTTCAGTACGGCAACACCAAGCTGGATGCCGTCAACCTCTATGACTGCCGACAGATTTGAATTGACATTCACGGACGAGATGCCTGTACCGACCGACAACGGAAGGCTTGCTTCTCGCTCCATCCCGTACAGCCCACCGAGGTTTCTGAACCTCTCGGACTCGTCCTTCGTGAGTACCATCTCGCCCCTGTGAAGGGATGCTGGATAGCCATCGTATGGGACATAATCCATACCGACTGCAAGGCTGTTTGCATAGCCTTCAATTGCACCTGCTCCGATGAAGGCGGCGGCGGCTCCAGCAGTCAATGCACCAGCGGCCGCATACCTATATTGGAAGATTGCGATGACAGCACGAGCAAGCATCTCCTCTGCCAATGCCTTGACGATTGATGCGAGTACCTTCAAGGCCATCTTGCCGAGATTGTTCCAAGCGTCCTCACCTTCTGCGAGGTCTTTCCCAAGCGAATAGATTGCATCACCAGCGATTCCAGAGAATGACAGGACCATCCTTCTTGTAGCCTCAAGCCTGTCTTCGACCGTAGCGAACTCATTCGTCATGACCATGGTGAGTTCCTGGATTGCCGTTCCAATCGAAAGATTCAGACCTGCATAGGCTTCCTTTATCGAGTTGTTGTTCTTGTTGAAGTTGGCGATTCTCTCGTCCTCGACCCTCTTCTCGTTCTTCCTTCTAGTCTCGGCTTCCTTCTTGGCCTTCTCGGTAATAGCCTTTTCGTTCTTCTCGACCTCTTCCCGTCTTCTCTTCTCTCGCTCCTCGATTGCACTGTTCATCTGGTCGTTCAGCTTCTGCTTTTCGTTCGCATAGTACTGCTCGACCCTTACTATGTCCTCTTCGGTCGCTGTGTTCAGAAAAATCTTCTCGGAGAGTGCCTGCTTCTCCTTTTCTAGGTTCCTATCAAGGAGAGACATTCTGATAGCATATGCTTCCTCAATCGCATCGCTTGCCTCAAGCTGTCTTGCCTTTTCAATCTCGGACTGAGTAGCTTGGTCTTCAAGCCTCTTGGTCAGCTCCTCGGCTGTCTTCTTCCTTTCGGTCTCGACCCGTTCAAGTTCCTCCTTCGCCTTCTTGTTGTCGAGGGTGGCTTCCTTGTTCTCCTCGGTCTTCTCGGTCTGTGCCTCGGTGGCCTTGGTCTGTTCCTCGGTCGCTTCCTTCTGCTTGTATGTGGCCTCGGTCTGCTCCTCGGTAACTTGTGTTGCCTCGATGATCCCCTTGCTTGCCTCCGAAAGCTTCTCGGTAATCTCGCCGACAGGTGCAAGAAGTTCTTCTGTGCTGACTTTCTGTAGGTCAATTGCTTCGGTTGCCTTGGAGGTAATGTCGATGTAATCCTCGGTCGACTCCGTTGCTCCTGTCATCCATTTGACAATCTGCTTAACAGGAGTCATTAGCCAAGTGAACCTCTCGGCAATTGTTGTGATTATCCCGATAAGAGGCTTGAGAATAGCAGACGCACCATACGCAAGCAGGGTCAGCAGAGGCGAGACTGCCTCGACCAACGCAACAATCAGCTTGCTAAGCGATTCCAGCATCGGCTCAAGAGGAGGCAGAAGCTGTTGTACAAGCGAGACGAGAACAGGGATGATTGGCGCAATTGCTCCGAGCACACTCTTCAACAGGGACAGAACGGTAGGGAGAAGCTCCTCAATCATCGGAGCAAGCTGTCCTCCTATGTCTGCAAGTGCCAGCTCCATTGTATGTCTCAGAGTCTCAAGCCTGTCGGCAGAGGTCTTGCTCGCCTCGTCCGTTGAAGCAAGAGCACCTTCTGCCCCTGCAAGAGCTGTTGCGAACTCATCAGTTGATATCTTGCCGTTCTGAAGTGCCGTGACCATCGTTGAGGCGATTCTTGTTCCGAATGCACTAATGGCAATGTCGTTGGCCTCAGTAGCAGAGGTTGCATTCGCTATCGAGTCAAGAAGATTGTCCCAGTCGGCTCTTGCATCGGTCCCAGCCTTGGCACTTTCTGCGAAGGACTGCTTCATGCCCATGATAACAGCATTGGTGTCTATGCCCTGCTTTTCGAAGGACATCATCAAGGCTATCGACTCGTCCAGGGAGTAGCCCATTGCCTGTAGCGTTCCAGCATTAGCAGTGAGATTTGCCGACAGCTGAGAAATGGAGACACCACTTGCCTGTCCAGCCACTGTCAGCTTGTCCAGAAGCAACGGCATTTCCTCGGCGCTCATGTTCCACTGATTCATCACCTGCGTTGCAGAAGCAACAGAAGCCTTCACGTCCTGTCCTGTTGCTTTTGCGAAGTCGAGGAACATCCCTGTTACTTCTCTGAGCTTGTCTCCCGTGTAGCCGAATCTCGTATTGATTTCGCCAATCGCAGAAGATACCTCCGAGAAGCTCTGCTCGGACTCGGAATAGACCTGTTTGGCAACATCCATCAGCCCTGCAAGGCTCTCACCTGTAGCTCCTGTGGCATTGACGATGGTCTGCTGTCCTTCCTCGATGTTCTTGGTCGCTTCGATGATGCTTTTCGTCACCTTTACGAAAGCGGCGCCGACAGCAGTTGCAAGTGCAGTGGCCTTGAGGTTGATTCCTCCGAAGGCCTTTGTCTGCTTCTTCTCTGCGTCCTGTACGACCCCTGTCGTTTCATCGACTGTCTGGCCGAACTTCTTGATGTTGGTTATTCCTGTCGAGTTGTCAACATCGACCTTGAACTGTAACGAACCGATTATACTATCTGCCATGCCATACCCTCATCATTTCTGCAAGACTTCTCAGCCCTGCTCCGATATCGCTCCGTCCCTTAAGAGCAACGGAAGCTTTCGCCTTCATTATAGCAGAACGCTCGGAGGCATTGAATTTCGTAGGAGCAGGAACAGGCATTGTCCTTATCCTCACGACCTCTGCGAACTTGGTCCCTTCGGGAAGGCCTTTCAATAGAGCCAAAAACTCCTCTATCGACATCTCGGCTTTGTTGAGGTCGATTCCGTAGGTCTGCATGAACCCTGCGTAGATTAGTTCACGATCCTGCATCAAATCGAAACAAGGCTCCCCTCCCTTGCCTTGGGAAAAGAGCCTCAAGAACCCTTCGACAGCCTGTACGCTTGGTTGAATCGGGTCGATATAGACAAGCTTGCAAACTGCGATTATCTTGTCCCCGTCAAGTATGTCCTCATTGGATAGGATGCAATGCACCCTAACATAGACCTTCCAGTCATTGCGAATCGGGTAGGCATACTCACCGAGAACAACCTCGCTAGCTCTCGGAAGGAACATCGCCAGCAATCCTCTTCGCCATCTCTTCGCTGTCGGTCTTCGCAGTCTCTTTAATCTTCGGTATCAGCTCCTTGGTAATGAACGGAAGCAGGGCCGAGAACATCTCGTCATATTCGCCTTCGAAGAACTCGACAATCTTCTTCGTGTTTTCCTCACCGAAAAGAATCTCAAAAATGTAGACAACCGTGTCTCCAAGCAGGGTCATCAGCTCCCCTGGAGCTTCCTTCTTCTCCTTGTCGTAGGATTCAAGTTTCTTCTGTATGTCGAGAAGTCTCCCCTGTGCCTCTATGTATTTCTTCCATACGGCCAGCCCTCCGACTCTGATGCTGATGACCTCATCGCCCAGCCCAAGCTGGACAATATTCCTTTTGGCTCGTTCAACCCTGTACATCTTCTTCCGTCTCCTTTGGGATGTCCTCATCGCTCTCGGTGTAGGAGTTCTTGCCCTTCACATCAATTGCTTCTGTATACTTGGCACCTGTCTTCTTCTGTATGATGTACTTGCCCTTGTTGCTGTAGGTTCTCTTGAGGACTACTCCGTCCTCCCTCGTCCCGTAATCTTCTATGACTATCATTTTCTCCTCCTTATGCTGGGATTGCCTCTATCTTTCCTGCATAGTAAGCCCAATTGGTAGCACTCTTGTAAGCTTCAACGCTCTCGGCTGGGACATATATCTTCCTAACTCCTCGGTAATAGAAAGCATCTCCAGTCATCGTTGGAGGAGTCGTTGCAAGAATTTTGACAGAGGCCAACCCATAGGCATAGCTGAAGGCATTGATTCCAATCGAGGTAACTGTCGAAGGAATGGTGATTGTCTGCAATGAATCAGTGTTATCAAACGCACTATCTCCTATTGTCTCAATGCCTTCGTTAAGTTCAACTTGCTTCAACGACTGACAATTGCTGAATGTGTTAGAAGGTATAGCTGTGAAGCCTGCTGGGATATTTATCTTTTGTAAGTTTTTATTGTAGTAGAAACAGTTATTAGAGAATGATGTAAGCGAAGAAGGTAGACTTATTTCTCTCGCACCACCATACTGACAAGAAGCACCTAAACTCAAGAGTCCTTTCGGAAGTGTTATTTTTTCCAGAGCATAACAAAAGTTTAGGGCGTAATTCTCAATACTTGTTATGGTAGGAGGAAGCGAAAGTACTCTTAGCGAATAACAGTTAGCCATTGAATATGAAACGATCTTCGTCAGACTGCGAGGGAGAATGATTGCACTAAGCGAATAACAGTTCTTAAATGGACCATTACCAGCAGAACCAGTGGTTCCAAGCGTTGTTACAGAAGAAGGAATAACTACCTTCTCCAAGAGATGACAGCCAGAGAATGCCAAGTTTAAATCTGTAATTGCTCGAGAAATGTAGGCTTCTTTCGGTAACAGATATTCAGCCCCATAAAGCTGGAAATAAGTTGAAGTCGTTGTAATAGTAACATTGTAGCGACCTTTCTGCTCGTAGTAATGTGAGATATCTGTAGTCCCAGAAACTGAGTCGCTTGTACCATCTCCCCAATCTATCTGAGCGCCATGGTTGAACGACAATCGGAGAGGGTGTAGATAGTTGTCAGCCAATGTCTCAACTATCAGATGGAGATTCCCGTCTGTCGGATGGTATGTAGCACCGACATTTATCGTTGCTTCGGGCATGTCGATGTGGTTTTCCTTTATCTCTGCAAGCGTCCAGTTCCACCCCTCAAAGGTAAGAGGCACTTCGTCAGCGCTGTGATCAGGAGGCGCTGGAAGGACTGATAGACCTGCAATCTCGTCTGCATCGTAGGACGCAACAAGAGTCCCTTCGAAGTCGTAGAAGTTGAGGGCCTTCTCTTCAAGAACGCTCGGTGTTGGTGGTGTTGGTGGTGTTCCCCCTGCCATTCCAAATATTACAGTTCGCTTCTTCCTTCTTCCAAATCTGTCATCAAGTTCTTCGTATAGCATATTAGCTCTCCTTGCCTTGGATTATATCACAGATATCAGATTATGTTCTTCTGATAGTTCCTTATGAAATAGTTTGCGGCATAGCGCACACAATCACAAAAATGATTATACAAATCGACAGGCTTACCATGCGCATCGACTACATAGAGGGAGAACTCTCGGAGCAGTGGATATAGTCCGTAAGTCTCTGTTCGTCTCACTCGGAAGATTCTCTCGGCAATGAGAGTCTGCAATCTTTGGATACCGACAGAAATGCCCTTGGATGAGCCTTTGATATCATGTGCGTTATTGTCTGCTCCACGGGTCTGTATCCCTTCCTGTTCAAGCTCTTCCCTTAAAGGCAAACACGCTGGGTCAATCAGACATTCCGAGTATTTCATCTGCATCTCATTAAGACAGTACGGGATGAACTGCCCTGCAATCTCCCTTGCCTGTATGCTCATGGCCTTCTTGATTCCCGTCTCCGAGCCACTGTACCAATAGCCAGCTACAAGATTCAGAAAGAACTTCCCGTCCCTGTTCCTTGTCACCACGAAACAACCGATTGCCGTTGCGTCCTGTATTCCTCCGTCCCCTGCGAAGAACAGCTCTATCTTCTGCTCGTCCGATGGTAGCTTGTCGAACATGTTCTTCTCGTGGTCGAACATCGAATAGATGACTCCCTGTGGAATAGTCCTCCTTCCGTACCAGTCTCGCTCTAGGAGAAAAGGATTCTTCGACAGGATCGCGAACAATTCCTGTTTCCTCTCCTCGGTCATGACTGGGTTGTCGTCCATCGTCCAATGCGACCAGATTGTGTTCTGGACTTCGAAGACTTCCCTAATGACTGGATGCTGTGGAGCAGGTGGGTTGAGGTCGGCAAAGTGGACACGCTTGTGAGATGCGAATGTTCTTCTGAATGCTTCCTGTATTGTCGGGAGGGTTATCAAATCAATCTCGCAGAAGTAGACAGAACCGAGAGAAAGACCCTGGAACGACTTGAAGCTTGAGTTGTCCCCACCTCCCTTGTAGTAGACTCTTCTTGTACCTTTCGGAGTCTGAATCAGAAGATGCTTGCCGTTCTCGTCATCTCTTAACCTGCAACACCCTGCGAAGATATGAAGAAGCCCCATGCCGTCCGATTCTATCAACAGCTTGTAGGCCTGTTCCTGTGAGTAGCCCAATATGAGATGGTTCTCGTCATCAGTCTCAATTAGGAAGCGAGCATATCGGAAGCACCCTGCTGTTGTCTTGCCACTACGGGGTGAGCCTTCCAAAACCTCAAGGGAGGAGTCAACGAAAGGTCTGCGAATCGTCTCAAGCTGTTTAGGACTGAACTTCATTGCCCTTGACCACTTCAAGCAGGGACTGCATCAAGCTGGTGTCTGCCTTCACTTCAACGTTATCGCTCATACCGAGCCAGTTCTTGGCAAGGAAGATAGCCATTGTTGCGTTCTTCGATGCAAGCTGTATCATATTTCTTCTGAGCGATATCTTGCCAGCTACCCTTTTTTCTGCGAAAACCTCTGAAAAAGTCCGACCTTCGTAGTTCTCCTTGCACCATGTATTTAGTGTGACATCTGTAATTCCGAACCAGCCACACACCTCTTCAAGTGTGCATTGCAAGGCACAGAGCTTTTCGAACTCCGTCTTATCAATGGGCTTTCTTGGTCTTCCCATCTTTCTTGGCTCTGTATCCACTTGCTTCAATCGCTCTCCCTTGCCTTTCAGCCTGTTCTCTTGTGGGATAGACCTTGCCAGTCTGTCCCCACTGATAACCACCTTTGACTTTACGTACTGGCATACTTGTTTTTTCTCCTGTATATGCATTATCATACATTTGCAATGATAGTTCAATGGTAGAACATCCAACATCCCAGTTGGCAGATGGAAGTCCGAATCTTACCTCATTGCTTCTTCTTTCTTCGGGTAAGGCAATGCTTTCTTCTGTATCTCTTTCCTTAAACCTTTGTCAAAAGCATAGAGATATTTCCTTTTCCCCTTTGAATGAAATTCTGTCGCATTACAGTCTAGCTTTTCCCTTACACTTTCAAGTGATTCTTTAATCCCCATTGAATGTATGGTCTTTCTATGCGTTTTCTTTCCATTGATGATGAAATAGCTGTCTCCTGCATGGCAACCGACATAAGTCCAACTCAATGCTTGGTATATCGTCCCATAATGCCCTTGGTCAACATCAGCGTATGAAACTATCAATTTTATCAAAGGTGCGTCTTTATGGAGCATTTTCACTGCAAGTGCAACAGCTTTTGAAGTAATCTCTTGTTTCCCATTAAGAGCAACCCGAACCAATTCAACAACTTCTCCTGTGACTAATCCATATTGTGTTCCGATGTTATGATTGGCACCGCAACCAAAACAGATTACACCACACCATTCTTCATCGTCATTGAAAACATTATAGCCGTAACTGACTCTTGGAACGGCTTTGGCATAATGGAAATTCAAACAAGCATATTTGATGGCTTTTGCTGTTGCTCTTGACAATCTCATATCTCACGAACCTTTATGTCTGCTTTGTCGGCATAATTGTTTTTCAATTCTTCTATTGCTTGTTCATATATGAGTTTGTTGGTGAAAGTCAATGTCACTTCAATCTTTCCATCTTTAATGTCATCATCCTTTTCCAGATCATCAAGGACATCATCAATGTTGTCATCACTGATTCCGAAATCAATGTCAAACCCAGTGAAATCCAAATCATCCAATTCTGTTTCAAGCAAACTCATGTCCCACGGACTTTCATTCAGCTTGTTGTCGAGCAACCTCAGTTTGCGTACCTCTTCATCTGTCAGTTCATCCATTTTTACGCAAGGCACTTCCTTCAATCCAAGCCTTTTGCTTGCCTCATAACGGCAATGTCCGATGATTATACACCCCCCACCATCAATGACTATAGGCTGGACAAAGCCGAACTGTTTAATGCTCTCGGCAACGTTATCCACCTGTGATTGTGGATGCCTCTTCGCATTCCTTGGATATGGCTTTATCGCCTCTATGCTCATATTCTGAATCTGCATAAATACTCCTTATGTATTCACTTTAGCACAGCCAAATGATTTTTCAATAGAGCATAAAAAAAGAGGCCTTTTCGACCTCTTGTTTCTACTGAAAAACCTCTTAGGCTCTGTAAACTATGATTGCATCGTATCCGAACCCGAACGGGTCAGCGATGTTCTGTGCCACATCAACTGAGCCGATGCAGAGCTTGACCTCACTGTGCTTCTGCTCGCAGGGAGTGAGATGCTCCCATTCCTTCTGTGCCAGCTCCATTGCCTCGTCCTCGGTCGTTCCAGCAGGGAGGATGTCCTCATATGTGTCTCCCCATCGCTCCTTCTGTATCCAGTAGCGCTGTTCAATGTCCCCCTCGATTTCAAAATGGTCAACTTCCCAGTCATCGTCCATATCCTCCGTTGGGAAGTACACTGCCTTGATTTCGTTGCCGAAGTCATCAGCAAAGATGGCCTCCCATCTATCATCGAAGACAGCGCAGGGGTCTAGCCTCTCTACTGTCTCTACTGCCCATGTTCCTAGCAGGTCGATTGCCTGTGCTCTAGTAAGTTCTCTCATAACTTCCTCCTGTTCGTCTGTTTAACCGAATATGACAGACATTGAATTGTAAGAACCCCAATCTACTCTATAGGTAGAAAACTCATAATTGGCATATCCAAGGCCGAAACTGCATTCCTTACGGAGTTCTTTGGGGGCATTGTCAAATTGCCTCTGAAGTCTCATTCTGGCACTCTCTAGAGGAACGATCCCAAGGATTGTGAAGTCTTTTATCTCTTTTGTGTTTCTGTCTTGTACTTTAATGACAAATCCTGTCATGTTTCCCTCCTCAGTTGTACTGCTTCAAAGCTATAATTGTATAGCCAAAACCCTTTTCTCGTATCCACAAACCACCCGTGCTGGAACAGAACTCCTCGATATCCTCGTAGTACTTATGGATGTTGGAGGTTTCTATTCTTTTCTTGCCGATTATGACTGATGAAACCACTACGATTGAACTTTTGGAGAAATAGAACCACTGCACAATCTTCCCAGCCTTCGCTGTGATGGTGTCTCCATCATCTGCGACCGTGAACTCAATCCCATTCTTTGTCAGAAGCTCCTTTACTTCGATGAAAGCCTTTTCCTTATTCATCATCCCTCTATCTCCTCTAGCAGATACTCTTGATGTGCTCAAAAAATACTTCGTTCATATCCTTAGCGTAAGCCAGGAACTCCTCGCTCACTTCGCCCTGCTTCTCCTTGAGAGTGAAATATGCCTTTGCGAGTGCCTGCTGAATCTCATCCATTACATCATACTCTTCTACTGTCATCTTGTTATCTCCTTTAGGACTCTTCATCCTTCTTTATGATTAAATAATACACCCTTCTTGATTAAATGTAAATACTTTTATTCAAGAAAGTTTATCTTTTTTTCTGTCGAGATACGTGACTCCGACAGCGAAGGCCGACCACATATCTGCCTTGAACCCGTAGAAGAATCCCTTCTCCTTTTTACTGCCCTTCCCGTGGTTCGGTGTCCCAGGAGCGAATCTGTCCACAAGCGCCTGTCTGATGGTAGCATCGTTCGCCTTCATCGAGTTGCAGATTGCAAGCTTCTCCTCCTTCCGTGTGACGAACTCGACCTTCATCCCGTGCTTCTCTGCATAGGCTTCAAACTTGCCTATCCATCGGACGGTATCGAATACCTCCCTGCCGACTGGCATGCCGTAGGATTCGACCATTTCAATAACAACAGTCTTGCATTTATCGAAGTAATCAAGGTTGAAGAAGAGGCGCTCGATATCTTCGTTCGGAATCTTGTTGACCTCTATTGGCTTGTAACCGTCCAGAACACAATAGCCACTCTCGATGTTCCCAGGATCTATTGCAAGAATCCTCATCTGTTCGCCTCCTTGATAGCTCTCTCCATGCGCTCCATGACGCAGTCGTAGGACTCTCCCACTGCTATCCTCTCTCCGTTGTGGATGACAGTGCTTATGTTCTTGTCCTTCTCTTCCTCCACCCTCTCAAGCTTGTCGAGAGCGAGGATAACCCTGTTGCCATCTGTCCTTGTGACCTGTATAAATATCTTCATTCGTTCGCCTCCTTCTCTGTTCTCTGCATGCTCACGGCACGACAGCAGAAGAGCAAGACTTTTGCCTTGAGCTCGTTCTTGTCAACTATATCACACACAAGCTTGTCGATGAGGTCGCATATCTGCAAGGCCTCAAGTTCAAGCGATTTTTCCATGTCGATACCTCCATCTTGATTCTTCATTTGCAGTCCTCCTCGTAGATAGCCTTGGTAGGCTTCATCCATTCGGTATCTTTCCAGCGCCTGATGAGGTAGTCTTCCCCAACTGGTTCGGCCTCCTCTTCCAAGAGGTAGCCTTCCTCTGCGAAAGCCTCTACACCTCCTCTATGGGTGAACTCTCCATTCCCCTCCGAGAGCCACCTTGAAAGCTGTCGGTAGGTCATAAGAGGCTCCTCCTCCTCAAGGATAGGGCGGAAGAACTGGAAGGTACTCTTGGCATAGCCATAGAAGGGACATAACTCTTCATTATCGACCTTTTTCAAAGTGTCTTCAAAGCCCCGCGATGGAATCTCTGTGAGTATCTTCAAGTAGTCGCTGAATGCTCCCTTCTTGCCAATGAACTGCCTTGCCTCCTCGGCGTTCTTGTAAGTGTAGATTTCTCCAAATTTCATTTTCTATCTCCTTTTTCTTTAAATACTCGTCTCAAAATAATGTCTCCTCCTGTCCAGCTTTTCTGCTCTGTTCCCAATACATCCACCATTGATAGCACTCTTCGCCAGTTTCCCAGCTTACGGCTTTCCCCCTCGCCTTGAGATTGTCTATCATCTTCTGGAAGGCTCTGACATAAGCCTCTCTGTACTTGGGGTATCTCTCGAAATTCATCTCCCTCATCTTGAGTGATGCCATTGGACAACCGATGCACCCGATACGTTTCCATCCTTCATCATACAGACAACAGTACGGCAGATTCTGCGTTCTTATGAAATCCCAGACCTGCTCATCCGTCCAGTCAATGAGAGGGTTCACAACGTACTTCTGCCTCGGTATGCAATGCTCCAACTCCTGTCGGAAGTCCTCATTGTCGTTCATCATTATACGCTTGGACATATCCTTGTCCTGCGTCTCGAATGCCGCACGTTTGGAACGCTTGACGCTTTCAGCCCTTCTGACTCCAGTCAGACAGAATCTTCCATTTCCTCCGCCTTCCTTGAGTTCATAGCAACAGTAGCGTACCAATCTTGTCGGTGGCATGCCTTTTGTGGCGATCAGTTGCCACATGGTATTCTTCGGTCTGTCACGATGGACGAACGGGAAATGTTCACGTATAAACCATACCAGTTCTGGCGGGTCAACCGTGGTCACTTGGTAATGAAAATCGCACATATCAAATAAATCCCTGTCCAGTTCCTCTGATGCAAGTTTGCATACCCCATAGAGGGATACGGAATCCTTGCCCCCCGAAAATGCGACATACAGCTACCTAACCCCAAATGTTCGGAGAACCTCAAGGCATCCTTCACTCTCTCAACAGCCAGCTTTATGTGCAAGTCCTTGGCCTCTGGAAAAAGAAAACCTTGCTCTGTCATACAATCAGCCTCCTATTATCCTGAGAAGAGAAAAGAGAAGTTGTCTCTTCCTGTTTCAACCTAGCTTCTGAAACAGCAAAGTAATCAGGGTCTATCTCTACACCAATGAAATCAACGTGATACTTCATACAAGCAACTCCTGTGGTCCCACTACCCATGAAGGGGTCTATAACGATGGTATTGTCTGCTTTCGGCAATATCCCAATAATGTTGTCCATGACAACCTGAGGCATCTGGCAAGGATGAATAGTCTTGTCCTTTGAGACATTCTTGACTTGGTTGACATTCCACCAGTCGTACAGTCGCCCCCCCCCATGTCCTTCCTGTATTCTTTTTCGTATCCTCTTGTCATTCGGATTCTTGTATGGTTGCCTTACTTGTCTGAAATCAGGTTTGACACCAAAAAAGGCTATATCTCTGTGCTGTTTTGCAGTATTGGAGTTATATACCCAGGAAACGACCTTCTCTGGGAACCGACCTGCCATAAAAGCTATCTTGTACAATGACTCTGGATAATGGATGACAACGAATGGTGTCCAATTGAGAACAGAGTCCAACCACTCATAATACTGCTCATCATTCATTCGGTCCTTGTATGACTTGTAGTGATAGCCGATATTAAAAGGAGGGTCCGTCACAATTATGGGCATTCTTCCCTTGATGACATCCAGGAATGTCTGACTACCAAACACATCAAGACAATCCTCATTGAACAGTTTGTACATGTTTCTATCTCCTTCCCTCCAGTAGCACCATCACTATGGAGAATGCCATTATTGCCGTGGTAACCAGTGCCACGAATCCTATGAATGCGAGTATCCTCATACAATCATCCTCCCTTCTGCATCTATCATCGTCAGCGACACTCCGAGCAATCTTGCTACCTTCATTCTATCTTTGTTCCTCTGGTAATACTCCCGACACTGCTCCCGAAGTTTTTCTCTATTCAACTGATATGCCAGTCTTCGCATGGCATTTATCCGCTCCCTGTTCCTTTCGATATAGGCCCTGCGCTCCTCCCTGTGGGTCTCACGGTAGTGCTTCTGATAGGCCTTCCTTTCTTCTTCTCTACGTCTCATGTCTTGTTCCTCCTTTAAGGCTCCCTAGTGCTTTTCTTTTTAGGACACTCCTTCTTCCTCTTGATAGAGGGAACTGGGATGCAGGTGAGAATCATTAGCTGGGAGTCCCAGCATCTCACCATTCCATCCTTCATGCCCCTGTACCTCTTGCATCCATCGCATATCATTTCTTTTTTCTCCTTTAATCTGCCGTTGCATAACTGAACTATTCATTGCCTATGCATTACTCTGCTTTACTGTGCCTCTGCATAACTGCGCATCGCCTCACTTTGCTTTGCCTTGGCAGTACTTTACTCAGCTAAGCCCCAGCATCGCAAAACTGAGCTTTGCCTATGCTATACTTCGCCATGCTAAACTTCGCCCTCACAGTGCTTTGCCTTACTAAACCTTCGCTGGACTTTGCCTCTGCCATGCTCTACCTCACCTTGCTCTGCCACTGCTGTGCCGTGCCGAGCTTTGCTTTACCTCTGCCCTACAGCACGTAGCCTTGCCCTGCCTTCGCTATGCCGTGCTTTGCCAATGCCTTTCTGCGCATCACAAGGCTTTACCCTCGCTTTGCTTAACAACGCTGAGCTTTGCCATTGCATTACTGAGCTGAGCTTTGCCATTGCGTTACTGAACGGCGCCATGCTTTGCTATGCCATTGCCACGCAAAACTCTGCTTTGCCTTCGCACTACGGTGCTAGGCATTGCCCTTGCTATACTACACTCCTCCTTGCCATGCCCTTGCATCACAAAGCCATGTATTGCCCCTGCTAGTCCTTGACCTCTTCCCACTTGAAGCGACCATATCCTCCGTTTCGCCACTGCCCAAGCCCCTTGTAGAAGCCATAGTCGAGACACTCTCTTACACATGATTCAAGTTCGGGTTCTATGAAGATGAAGGTGAAGGTCAGAATGCTTCCAGCAGGGACCGACTCCGACCTTGCAAGAGCAACCCTCTCTCCCTGCATGGTCTGCGCCCTCAGAGGTCTTTCCTTCTCGGTGATAATCGAACAGGAAACAGGCTTGCCGTTACCGTCCGTGAAGAATATCTTCCTATCCTCTTCGGCAAGGAAGATGACATTGTCTATCTTCTGCTTGTAGGCCTTGAACTCGGAGCACTTCGACCCCTTGATACCCTTGATGGTCTTCCATGCCTCCTTGAGGAAGCCCTTTATCATATAATCCCAAATGTAGGGATGTCCTCCCTCCTTATCGAAGAATGTCATCTTCTTTTCGATGGCATCCTCGGTGTTCACATCATCTTCACGAGCCTTCATTTCCTCTGCCATTTTCGCTTCGTCTCCCGACTTGGATACGATGTAGTCCCTCAAAAGCTCATCATTTCCAGGCTTGGTCCCAAGGCACTGCTCCAACAGTGTAAGTCTGACTTTAAGTTTTCCGTTTTCAAATTTCATTTTCTATCTCCTTTAAAATGGTATATCTTCGTTGTTGTCGGCTGGGAACTCCTCCCTGCCTTCTCTTCTCTCTGCCCTTGTCCCGAAAAGCACATCTGCCGAGGTAACAATCAGATTCCAATAAGTCCTCTTCCCTGTCGGCTCTTCCTTGGTAGTGCTCTGTAGGTGTCCAAGCACCTTGACCATTGCACCCTTCTTCATGACCTCCTCCTGTTTATCGAGAACGGGAGCAAAGGCCATGCAGTCCACATAGTCCGTCTGTCTTGAGTCTCCCCATCCTCGGTTACTTGCCACTGAGAAGGTATGTATCACCTTCCCATTCTTGGTCATTTTGTTGACCATATCGCCGACCATTCTGCCGACTAAACATACATCTGCGCTCATTCTATCCTCCTATCTTCAAGACTATCCCCAGCTCTGTAGCAAGCTGGATTGCGCTCTCTATCAGAAGCGAGCACTGTTCAACACTTGAATCAGCCTCGCTTATCCCCCTAGGGTTTCCGTACCAGTCCAGAACAGGCTCAAGCCCATGCGCACATTTCTTCTCAAGCATCGGGTATCCCATTTCAACAGCCTTCGACTTGATATACTCCTTGGTCGAGTGAAAGTCCTGTCCTGTCTCCATGCAGATTTGCTGGATTATACCGTTGAGCATATGGTTCTGACTGCCACCTCCTGTCGTTCTCGGACGGAACGGACTCTCGACCGTGACAAGCATCTCCAAGTCTTCAAGTCTGACCTTCCGTTTCTCGGCCTCCCTTGCCAGCTGTGCATGGAACATCTGAACTATCCCAGCAATGTCCTTAATTCTTGTTCTGCACTGAATCTTCATTTCGCATCACCTTCACAAGCCTTCTCATGCCTACCTTCTTCAGCTTCAACTTCCTCACCCCTGCCATGTAGGCCTTTGCAAGCTCCTGTCTGTAGGCCTGTTCGTCAACCCCAGCCATTATGCAGTAGAGCCCAATCAGACCACTCACGCAGAAGACTTCCATATCATGTTCCAGGATTCGGCCCTCATGCTTCCGACAATCCTTCAAACTCTGTTCAAGGACAGCCCCTGCAATCCTTACATAACCTGCCCTGCTGTCCACGGGTTCCTCTCCTCCTGTGTGGCCTCGTGATCGTTCTTCCACCAGAGGGAGCGCCTCCTATCGAAGTAGTTGACATCTCCTCTAGCCTGTCTTCTCGCTCTCAACCTTCTGCCGATGGTGTCATCGAATGGATTCTTGTATACTCCATACTCCTTCTGCATATAATACATATAAGCCGATTTCAGACCTCGCAGGGTGAACACCTCACCCCGCTTCATCTTGTCTATCTTCATGTTCAAGAACTCTTCTATGCTCATACCTTACCTCTGCAATATCCGTTCCTTGCGATAAGACAGTAGTTCTTGCATTTCCTGTGTTCGCCTTCTCGCTTGACCACATAGTAGTCATTGTCCTTTGCGAAGGCCTCGGCCTCTCCCTCTGTTTCGAACACCTTTACTGCCGACTTTCTTCCTTCCTTCATGACAGCGTATGTGGTCGGAGTTGTCCAGCAATCCTTGTCGGAGCAGAAGCCTATCTCTCTGCCCCAGTATAGATTGTGGATGCAGTCCGCAACATCGTGGATTTTCTCAAGCCACTGATTCGGGACGGACATGATCTCGTCCTCGGTGTATGAGAATCCAACTACCTGTACGGGCTTCTGTGGATAGTCAGCGCTCCTCCCTGCCTCTGTCTGTGACCAATCACGGAGGATGGCAACAATCTCACCCTTGAGGAACAGCTCTCCCCTTGTTGCATACAGGAGATAGAGATATCCTCTCAGCTGTTCTCTCCAGTCGGTGAAGTCAGCATCGCTCAATCTGAACTTCCAAGCAGAACATGTCTTGTAATCCTGTATCTGCTTCTTATTGAAGTCGATAACATCAGCAGAGCCACTCACCTTGTACAGACCGACATGTGCGACCATGTAGACCTCATTTTCGACTCCCTGCACGTCCCTTTCCTCAAGAACCTTGTGACATGCCGAACCGAATATTGCCCAGATTCTGTCCATGCAATCGTCCTCAAGGAACTTGTCGAGGACAATAGCCTGTGCAATCTCCTGTGGTGCCTTGAGCAGTTCGGTGACAGAGAAGTCAGCCTTCCTGTGCTCATTGAACTCACAGGCTTTTCTGATGGCTTCGGGAAGCCCAAATCTGTTGGTTATTTTCATCTTTCTATCTCCTTTGCAGGGCAATCAGCCCTGCTTACCAATAACTATTCTTATCTGCCTTAACTCAAGGTTGAACTTAACTCTTTCGACTTCGCAACCAAAGAATTTCTTTATGGCTCTAAACGAGCCTTCCTCGTCGAAGAACGCAGTTTCTATTACTCTGTTCTCTCTCTCAAACGCCATGCTGTCAAACAGGCTCTGATCTGTTACCGTCCAAAACTCTTTTACTGTCATCGTTATCTCCTTTAGGATTTCATATCCTTTTCTATATTTTTATATTACACCTTTTTCGGCTGGCTGTAAATACATTTGTTCAAAAAAGTGGCAAATTTCTTGAGATTTGTAGCGAAAATAGCCATTTCTTCTTCATTGAACTTATCCCTCAGACCCTCCATCAGATGGAGTGCATTCTGCTCAAGCTCCTCGTCCGTTGACTGGGATATACTGCCGATATGGACGGGAAACCATGCCTTCGCCTTCAGTTCCTCTTCTGTCATTGCCCTCTGCTGTGATGCAAGATATGCATCAAGCGCCTTCTGCATTCTTTTGATTTCTTTCTTCATCTCCATCTCCATCTCCTGTATCTGGTGGCAACTATCGTGCCTCCTGTTCTTGTCATCACATCTGCCAACGCATCCCTTACCGTTGGATAGTATCCCTGGAACTCGTAGTCGCAGAGAGCATATCCGAGACGATCCTTGGCAATGGCAACTGTCTTGACCTCGGTATCGTTGACATCCGAGACTAGCCACTCCTCGACAGGGACCTCATGGAAAAGCCAGTAGGCAACCCATGCTCTTGCCCACTCTTCGGACATTCTCCCTTTCATGTCACGGAAGAAGTAGTCTGCATCCTTGGGCTGGAAGGTGCATCTTGCCTGTCCTTCAATGGCCTTGGGCATGTAAGGCATCTGCATGAGCACCTGCGAGAAGGTGTTGCTGTCAAGGTATTTGACATCGCTCCATCTAGCCAGAGGGTTCAAGTCCTCCCATCCTTTCGGCAGAGAGTAGAACTTCTCCTTCACCCTCCTTGCAAGTGCTATCAGCTTCAGTTCGATTATCTTCACTTTCTCCTCCTGTAGTCTTCTTCTTTGAGTATAAAGCTTCTGCCTCCCTCGCTCATCCTTGATATGACAGCATCGGGAAAATACTCCTTGAAAGCCTCCGAGGTGAGATTGCCGATGATAACGGTCTTCCTCTTTCGGTCGAGTCTGCCCGTCACAATCGCAAGCAGATTCTCCTTCTTGTAGGCCGAGGGTTCGCTTCTCCCAATCTCGTCAATGACAAGCTCTTGATATTTGATGTACTTCTCAACTACCTGCTCCGAGGACACCTTCTTACTTGAGAGTGCTTCCAAAAGCTCATCAAAGAGCGACTTCTCCGTTATGTAACAGCAGTTGGGATTCTCGCACGTGCACCATTCCCGAAGCAGGGCAACAGCAAGATGGGTCTTCCCGTTTCCCGTCTTACCGAGCATGGCGAACATGAAGTCCTTGTTGCTTGCGAACTCCCTTGCGTAGCTGGCAACTTCCATCTGTCTGTCTGAGCAGGGGACGAAGTTATCGAAGGAGGCATTTCTGAGATTTTCGGGAAGTTCAAACTCGGACAAGTGAAGGTCTGCCATTGCCTCCCGTGTCCTTATTCGGTTCTCTCTCTCCCTTATCGCCATTTCACGATCGAAGCAGTCGTTGCACATCAAAGGCAGTTCAGATGTATCTTCGAAAATGTCGAGAAGTCCAGCTGGAACGGTGAATTTCTTTCCACAGCTTACACATCTGCGTTCAATCCTCCTAGCAGATAGGTCTTCATCATTGAATGTCATAGTTATCTCCTTATGTCTCAGAACGGAACTTCCGTGTCATACTTGTCGAACTCAGAGTTCTCGCATGAAGTCCCTGCTCCCAGCGTCTTGGTACTCCCGTACTCGTCCTCCCAACTTCGCTGATTGAACCAAGTCGAACCCTGCTTGATATATCGCTTCTCTCGTCTTTCACTCTCGCACATCCTCCTGTAGCTTTCAACAGCGTCCTTGATGGTGACCATATCCACACCTTCATGTCGTGCCTTGATGTAGGACTTGAGAGCGTTCTGCTTCCCTTCATGTCTAGGATATCTTGCCCAGATGGTGTCAAATTCTTCTATCAATGCCTTCTCGGGAATTTTCTTCGGTCCTTGTTTAGTGGGGGGTATTAAACTTTGTTTAACACCATTCAACTGTTCTTCAAAAAGTTCTTTTTTTATATTTTTTTCTTTATTATCTTCTATATTATTTTCTATATTAATCTCTTTATTATTAGGTAATATTTTTTTTAAGTCTGCCTCATATTTTTTATAAGTCTGACTTAAACAATCTTTAAGTCTGCTTTTTAGTATCCTTGTCCTTCCATCAAAGGAAACCTGCTCGATGTATCCCAGGAAGATGAACTTTCTTATTGCCTGTGATACCTTGATTTCAGAGCATCGGCAGAACTCAGCAAGATACTTGTTGCTGGCATAGCAGTGGTTTTCTTCAGTGTCCAATGAGTCGATTTCAATCAAGATAACCTTCTCCAAGGCTGAAAGGCTATCATCCAGCCACACTTCTCTGGGTATCCAAACACCTTTAAAATCTCGCTCCATTCTGTACTCCGTTTAAAATAAAACAGCCAACTAGGTTGAGTGGAAACGGCACTCTCGCTAGCTGGCTGGAACTAATCTCAATAACACTGCGTCAACCGTTTCTTGACATCTAGATTATAACACACCCCAAGTTTGAAGTAAACATCCAATCAGAATGGGAAGCCTATCATCTTCCTTAACAGCTTGGAGACATGTAGCCCTTCCTCCTTCGCCATCCTCTTGAGGGTCTCTAGCTCCTCATCCGTGACTCTGACCAATAGCATTCTGTTCCTCTTGGTCCCACTCACATAATGTCGTCTTTTTTCCATGCGTTCTCTCTTATCACCTTCTGCCATTTCCTTCGTTCCTCCCTGTAATCTTTTTCTGTCCAATTCCTTGTCACCTTGTCCCGTTCTTCTGGCGACAACTCTGCCAATGCTTCTCCGT